CATATCACCTTCCTTAGTATATATGTGCAACGTCGCACAAAAATGGGTATAAAAATAACAGCTAGCAAAGAACGGATGTTCCGCTTGCGATAGCTGTCCGAAGATGATACACTAATTATTGAACGTACTGGTGTATCCTTCGGGGCATTAGTCTTTGAGCCGTCCTTGCGCCAACAGGGGCGGTTTTTATTTATAAATTAATGTTTATATAAAGTCTTTTTTGTACCATTATTAGTAGTTTCTACAGACTTTATGTCAAGTTCGTTTTGAATAATGCTTAAGTTAACAACACATAAATACGAGTGAATCCAACATACTAGATGAGCCTTTCCAATAGAACCATTTTGCATATAGTATATTTCTCCATGATACTTATTATCAGCGTTTATGCTATAGGCATTACTGGTTGCAAAATGCAAAACTAATGGGAATTTTGCATCTTTCCCGGTGGGGGTATACGGTGTGCATTCAAAAAATGAATAATACTGTGTATAGGTTTCATTTGCTATATCCAACACTTCCTTGGAAAAAGAAATATTTTCAACAGGAATTTTATAAGGAAGTTTTAAGTTTGCCAATGTAACTGCTCTTTCGATGAAAGAATTCATAAATTCGATATCTTTTAGTACGGTAGCCTGATTGATGGCGTTGATTAGCATGCGAGCCATTCTATAATCATAAAAAATGTCTTCAAATACAAATTGATCAATGTTGAATTTATTCATATCTATAGAAGATATTTTTTCTAATTTTTCTTTTTCTGTTGCTAAAATTTCAGCCTGTTTTAATCGATCGTATTTCTCATCGGGAGATTCTGCAAAGTAGGGACTGTCGTTATATTGAGCAATTTTTTCGTAACAAGCAGCACGCGTTTTTTCTGGAAATTTATGATAAAAACGATTTACATGTGACCGTAAAATTCCATCAATACCCCATATTTCTCCATTAATAATAAATTCTGTTTTGCACAGTGGAATTTGCTTGATGCTTTCAGCAGTGTCTATATCGTATTTCTTTTGATTTATGTAATAAAATCTTGGAAAAGTAGAGTATTGAGAAAGTATTTCTTCAAAATGATTTGGAATCTTTTCTTCAATTTTTGATTTTTGATTAATATGTAATATCTTATTTAATAAATTCATAATACTCCTTTTTAGTCATTTTTATAAATCTTCACCATATAAATAACGGTGTTCTGCAAGCTTGAATAAATCACAATTATCCATAATAAATTCTACACGCTTTTTATCTTGCTCCATTTGACGTTTTATTTTTTGTCTATCTCGTTGGAGACGTTTTATCCTGTCAAGGTATACTTGAGCGGGTTCTGGTTTAGGCAGTGAGGTGTGAGCAATGTATTCAATTTCTTGTACATCAGTTTTTTGAAAATCATCATTTTCAATATGCTTCATTGCGTGTTCGTATGCCTTTAGCTGAGACTCGCGATTAAGTCCAGCGTTTATAAAAATGGTGTAACTACCATCTTCATTGGGTACTACCATTTCATGACCTCTTTTATTAGGGAAGTCCATAACAATGACATTAACATCCGCAGTCGTCAATATCACCACGTTCCTTTCTTTTTAACGCAAGTGCCATATTATGTAATGCTTTTAAATCATCTGGTTCCATATCACGCTGTACGTCAAATAATGCTTTGAGTTCTTTGTTTTCAAATATTTCTTGCGCTACCTGAGCGGTTTCGTTATTCAGATAGTACTTTTCACTATCCGATTCATTGCCAGTCATCAAGTAATCTACGGATACATTAAAGTAGTCAGCTATCTTTTTTATTTTTGTAGTATTAGGAGTACTGTTTCCTAGTTTGCTGATGTAACCTTTTCCGAATCCAAGAGTTTCTTCTAGCTTGTTCATTGATATTCCATATTCTTTGCACAAGCTTTTAATACGTTCTTTCATAACTTTGGGCCCTTTCTGAAAAAATCGCAAAAATCTCTTGACATTCTGAATATATCGCGTATAATAAAATTACAAGTTCTGAAAAAATCGCAATAAACATCAGAATGACAATGTGCTGTTTTATTTGTTTGTGGTAATTCAAATTATAGGATATTTTCAGAAGATAGTCAATATATATTAGTGATTTTTTCAGAACTAATAATACAGGAGGTGAGATTTTGATTTACGATAACATCCGCAGGCGCGCAAAAGAGCGAGGCATTTCTATCAATAAGTTGGAGGAGGAAGCGAACGTTTCCACTGGCAGCATTTGTAAGTGGGGAAATGGAATAAGCCCAACAGTTAAAAATATCAAAAAAGTAGCTGATATTTTAGAGTGTACAGTTGACGAACTAATCAGTGATGTGGGAGGTGAGTAAGGTGAGATTGAGGAAGATAATTGGCTGGATACTTGTTTTTACACCAGTGATTCTTACAACTATAGGGATATGTTGTTTGCCAGTAGAAATCAGTACTAGATTAATGCAGATACTGGCAGTGTTTGGCTTGCTGAGTATTAGCTTTACAGGAACATGTCTTGTGTCAAATGAGTTGCCAATAAAAATAATTATCGAAAAAGGTGATAGTGATGCGGGAGGTGAGTAAAGTGGCTGAAACAGTAGAAAGAAAACCATTTAAATCCATTCATATTGATACAGAAAAAGGAATTTACTTATTGAATGGCGAGAAAGTGTCTATGGTAAGCCGTATTGATTTGGAATTTAATAATGGAAAGTGGTCGCTTCTTATCACAAGAGATGAACTATATGTGCAGGAAACGACCAAGGAGTCTTAAGGCATAAATGACCTAATTTTACTGATTGTCTCTAAGAAGGAATCCATTTTATTACTAAAGCGATTTTCCATGTAAACGATAGCTGAGTCATTTAGCAAAAAACCACAATCATAGTAAAGTTTTATTAATCCATTATTTGCTAATTCGGTCAGTGCATCAACAATATCGTCTTCATGAATTCCTTGAAGAAATTCCGTTTGTAGAACAGATGGGTGAGAAAAGCAAATAGCTTCTCTTTTGGACATGCCAATTTTTCTACGATTTATGAATTCATTATAGATAAGGCATAGCATTCTATCAGTATCATTTGTTAATTGCATTACAGTGTCCTCCTGATTATGTAGTTCTTTCGTAGTTTCAGAAATAAGCTTTTGCTTAACGGTGGCAACGTTAAGCAAGTTACTTTTTACATGAATTTTGATAATAGCAACTTCCTTTCATGATTACTCGGCATGGCGGTGCCTGTATCTAAAGTATAGGAGAGATTGAGGAAAGATGCAACAGAAGAGAGGTGGACGAAATGAAGCGGTTATGTCCAGTATGTTTTGCGGAATTACCCGCACAAGCAAATTACTGTCCGATATGCGGAAAATGCATGAGAGATACCGTGGAGCATATTAGTCAGTATATAGGATGTGTGCCAGTAACAACAGTAGTTGGAGTAAAGGATTGTGCAATTCACATTGGAGAAGAGAACGGATTAGATGCAACAAGTACAAACCGTACCACATAACTTATAGAAGAGGTGGTGTAATTGAAACATTTTAACATTGTAGTTATTAATGGAGAAGAAAAAGAAATCTCTTCTCTTTCCAAGGAAGAACGACAAAGACTGGTAGACGAATGGAACCGGCGAGCGCTGGAGCATCTTGGATATAGGCGAGAGAAAACCGCTTAGGCGGTAGAAAGGAGGACAAGCCCATGAAAGTTAGAGATTGGATAGTGGTAGGACTGATGATGATTGGACTGCCGATGGCTATGTTTCTTCATTGGCTGGTCATGGGATATTAGACATGAAGAAAAGAAAGTGGACAATGAAGAGGATTGTGGATACGTTATTCGTGCTGGTGATCCTGGGAGACATCGCGACGCTGATCATGTTCGTAGCGATTTCCGTTAAAATTCTGAAAATGCAGGAGGTGATCACATGGCTGATACAGCAAGCTTAAAAGAAATCTTATTCCGGCATAGTGCGGAGCAGTGCAAGGTGTGTGAAGCCATTCCATTTGACCAGATTGGACATCAAATCGAGTATGAAAAGTTCAAGATGCTCCATGAGGTTATTGAGGCAGCTGACCTGGAGGACGAGTACCAGGAATGGAGACGGGCTTACGGATATGTATAGGAAGGTGGTGAGGATATGAACGAGATCGCGACAGTGATGAACGAGGAAGAGTTCGGGTATTTTCTTAAGAGTTTTGAGAAGAAAGCTGATTTGAAAAGTCTGAGCATGATTTCCAGAAGATGCCAGGTCGTTGATACGTTGTGCGGACTGCAATCGGATACCGTACTGACAGTCGGGCAGATCAAGCAGTTGTTCGAACTGGCAAAATAAAAATGAGCGCCTTATATGAGACGGCAATCTCAAGGCACTCAGACAATAACATTTGTTTCATTATAGCAGATACAGAGGAAGATGTAAATGAAAAGTATTCCGAGATATGATGAATGGAAAACAACACCTCCAGAACAGGAACCGGCAACATATTGTGATTGTTGTGGCTGCGAACTATATGAAGGAGATTATCTTTACACAATAGATGGCGAAAGCTTGTGTGAAGATTGCGTAAACGAAGAATACAGGAGGACGATATGAATAAGAGAGCTGAGATATGGATGGTATTTCCACCGGATCAGGAATATCGTTATGGCGAGTATCCGTTTAATACAACAGAGGAAAGAAACTGGGTAAATGAACTTGCCATGAAGATTGGCGAAGAAAGAAAATGCAAGACATTTGTGAAAGCGTTATAGGAGGACGGTATGAATTTAGAGTTAAGCATGATTCCTAAGAGCGGAGTCATTTCTACAAATTTTGAAGAAATCAAGGAAAAACTTGAGACAGAAATGTCTACATATAAGACGATGAGAGTAACTGTAGACAATAAAAAAGAAGCAAAAGAAGATATGGCAGATCTTCGTAAGCTCAAGAAAAAACTCAATAATCGCAAGAAGGAAGTTAAAGAAGAGTATATGAAACCATATCTTGAGATGGAGGATGGCGTAAAGCAACTTATCAGTATCATTGATGGAGCAATTAACTTTTTGGATGGACAAGTTGCGGAGCTGGAAGAACAGCGTGTGCTTGAGAGAAAGGCAGAAATTACAAAAGTTTATGATGAACTTGTAGAAGAGGAACTTTTGGATTACATGCCAATGGAGCGAATCTGGAATAACAAATGGACTAATGCATCTACGACTATGAAATCAATCAGGGAAGACATTACCGGATATGCTACAAAGGTTAGAACGGACATTGCAACTATCAAGGCTATGCAGTCAGACAAGACGGAACAGGCATTGAACTACTATATGGAGACGAATGACCTTGCATCTTCTATACAAATGATTACTCGCTATGAGCAGGAAAAGGCGAACATCTTAAAGAAAAAAGAACAGGAAGAGAAGAAGAGACGCGAAAAGGAACTTGAGAAAGAGCGAGAGCGCGTAAGAGAAGAGGAAAGAAGACGCATCCAGGAAGAGGAAGAAATTAAAGCAGAGGCAGCAAGAAAAGCTATCAGTCAGGTGAAAACGGTTGATGAAGAAAAGGCTGCGGAACTTGCCACGGAAGATTCTAAGACTGTAGTATTCACGGTTAAGGCAACTGATGAAGAACTGGAAGAGATTGAAATGGCATTAACTTCCCTTGGGGTCTACTTTGAAAGGAAAGATGTGTAATGAGCGAAAACGTTCACATTCAAGACAAGCTGGCAGATATTCAGCGAAAGATGAATGTTCCAAAATCCCAGTATAACAAATTTGGAAACTATAATTACAGAAATGCCGAGGATATTCTGTCGGAATTTAAGAAATATTCCTCTGAATATGGCTTGTGTTTAACTATCAATGACGAAGTCCTTGAAATCGGCGGACGTATATATGTGCGTGCTACGGCTACCTTGAAGAGTGGAGCGGAAAGCATTAGTATATCTGGTTATGCCAGAGAAGCCGAGAAACAAAAAGGAATGGATGAAGCCCAGATCACAGGAGCAGCATCTTCTTATGCAAGGAAATATGCATTGAATGGAATGTTCCTCCTTGATGATGTAAAAGACCCGGATACAAATGAATTCGCTGATCAGCAAGGAAGAAAAAATGGAGATGGGCAGAAAAATACATCTGGAAATACAAAGATTAATCAAAGTCATATCAATTCTTTACGGAGCATGTTTCAAAACAAGGGTATTGATGAGAGCAAGGTTCTGATTGCCTATAAAATTGAAAAAATAGAGGACTTGACAATATCTCAGTACAAAGGAATCTTTAACAACCAGAAAGAAATGAAAGAAAGGTACGGGGTATAAATGGACTTTACTGGTACTTTTGATGGTTTGGGCATGGATTTTACCACTGGCAAGCAGAAAGCAACTCTGACGCTGAATGAAGATGCTAAACAGACATTTGAGAATCTTCATGACAAGAAAGTTGTGATAACAATCAAAGCATATCGGAAAAAGAGAAGTCTTGATGCCAATGCCTATTTTCATGTACTTGTTGGAAAGATTGCAGATGTGACAGGCAACAGTAAAGTATACATCAAAAACAAATTAATAGCAGAATATGGTCAATATGAGACTATTAATGGCGCATTAGTACCACTTCCGCTAGACGATGATATAGATGCATACAATGTGGAATTTGTCCACTTGCAGCCGACATCTAGGACAACCACCAATTCCAAAGGGAAAGTATTTCGTGTCAATTTGGTGATGCGTGGGTCCCATACCTATGACACTGATGAAATGTCCAAACTGATAGACGGTACAGTATCCGAAGCAAAAGACCTTGGCATTGAGACATTAACACCGAACCAAATCAGAGAGATGAAAGAAAGGTGGGGTGTGAAAGTTGAAAAAGAAACTGTGGAGTGTGTTCACAAATGACATGGAGCATTGTTACTTTACCGGAACGCCATATTGCCATAGACACCACATTTTCTATGGACCATACAGATCGAAATCCGAAGAATATGGTTTCGTAATTCCCATAGCATGCTATTTGCACGAGAACGAAGCAGACAGTGTTCACGGGAATCCCAATCAAGGGTTGGATCTTAAGCTTAAGCAGATGGCTCAGCAATATTTCGAGGAGCATTACGGGACCAGAGATGAGTTCATTCGGATTTTTGGAAAGAACAGATTGTAACTCATTCACATAGTTTCATGCGGCAAATGTAACTGAAGGTAAAATGTTCGGTTTTGCAAATATTGTGTCACGATGCCGGAGATGCCGCACTCCGGCAGAAAGGAGAAAATATGACATCGAGAGAAAAAGCAGAAGATTATTTTCATCGGATATGCGATGGACACAGAAATGCAATACAGCGCCCAGCGGATCCGAGTGTAGATAGAATATTTCGTAATATGGTAGAAAAAGCGAATTGTAACGGTGATTGCATTATCAATGTCGGGAAAGGTGTATTTCGACCGATACCGAGTGATCCGGTAGATGAAGCAGCGTTTCACGAATATATAGCCAAAGACTTACATAGGGCGAGAGCGATACAGCTTAAACGATTATGCATGAAGCAGACTTACGATAGTTGGAGCAGATGCTCAGAGGTATCAAAATGAATTCTAACAATAAGGGAAAGAATGGTGAGCGCGAGCTTGCCACAATATTAAGAGAATATGGGTATGACAGCCGGAGGGGGCAACAATATTGTGGATCAAACGGAGATGCTGATGTAGTAGGCCTTCCAGGAGTCCACATCGAATGTAAGAGGGTGGAAAGGCTTAATATCTATGATGCTATCGAGCAATCGAAGAATGATGCTAGAGATGGCGAAAATCCAGTTGTTATGCATCGAAGAAATAGAAAAGAGTGGCTTGTTACAATGCCGCTAGATGATTGGATGAAAATGTATGGGAAGGCATTGCATGATAATTAGAAGAGGTGAAAAGTAATGAGAGACAGCTTTGTATTTTACCGATCATTTGCAGATGCTATCGCAGGACTTCCGCCCGAAGAGTATAAGAAGGTTATGCAAGCCATCATAGGTTACGCATTAGACGGTACTGAACCTACTGCAGGAGGAATTGAGTATACAGTATTTTGCCTGGTGAAACCTCAGATTGATGCAAATAATAAGCGTTACGAGAACGGGAAAAAAGGTGGTAGACCAATAACCAAACAAGAACCAAGCGATAACCAAGATGTAACCAAGAAAAAACCAAACAATAACCAAGATGTAACCAACCCACAACCTAATGTATATGTAAATGTAAATGATAATGATATTAAAAAGAAAGACACTAACGTGTCTAAAGAAAAAGCGTCCCGCTTTAAACCACCCACAATAACAGAAGTTGAAAATTACTGCAGGGAAAAGGAATATCGCATTGATTGTGAGCGATTTGTTGACTTTTACCAGTCTAAGGACTGGATGGTCGGCAAAAACAAAATGAAAGACTGGCGTGCCGCAGTGAGAAACTGGGCGAGAGGGAATCAGCTGGAATTGACCGCGAAACCCGCGCAAGGAACAAAATTTAATAATTTTACTGGGCGTGGGTATGACATGTATGACCTAGAAAAACGATTTGTTGAAAAGTAGGAGGAGGTAGAAGATGAACAAAAAAGAGGTATTGGAAATTCGTAAGCAGTTCACGCCGGAGAATTGTGCGATTACGAGAATTGCAGGTTGCTATGTTAATCATGATAAAGAAAAGAAGATAGAGAAAACGGAGGCTTTTCTATCCCTCCCGGAAGAGCAGGCTTTTAAGTATTTTGACATTTTTAAGAAGACATTATCAGGGAACATCGGAAAGAATCTCTTGAATCTTGAATATGCAATAGATGCCGCAAGAAATGGAGATCCTGATGGAGAAGCACACTGGATGTTAATGGATCTTCGGAAAAGCAAGTTAACCGATAGCAATTTGCTTGATGCATTTTATGACAAAATCATTGAATCATATGATTGTGCTGAAAATTATTACATTGTGCTTATTCATGCAGCTTATGACGTGCCAGGGAAGACATCAGACGGAGTGGAGATGGAAGATGCATCAGATGAGGTATATGATTATATCCTTTGCAGTATCTGCCCGGTAAAACTTTCGAAAGCTGGACTTTCGTTCAATGGCGAGAGTGTTGAGGAAAGAACTCGTGACTGGGTGGTGGATATGCCTGATAAAGGATTTCTGTTCCCGGCATTTAATGACAGATCAACAGATATACATAGCTTGCTATATTATACAAAAAAGAGTGCAGAAGTACAGGAACATCTTGTAAGAGATGTGCTTGGGATTGATGTAGTTGCATCAGCAGACGAGCAGAAAGATGTTTTTGCGAGATTTCTGAAAGATACACTTGGCGAAAATCCTGATTTCGATACGGTAAAAGACATCTATGACGGCATCAACGTAGCGATGATTGAACATGAGTATGATGTGGAACCGTACAAAATAGATAAGAACAGCCTGAGAAAGATTCTGGAAAATTGCGGTGCTGTGGAAGGTGATACATTCGATGAAGCTTACAGAGAGAATATAGGTAATATGGAAATCATGGCATCCAATATTTGTGACAGTAAAAATATTTCAATTCAGCTTGCAGACGGGAAAATGACTATTGCCACAGAGAGTATCGGTGATGTGACAACGACAGAAATTAACGGAAGAAAGTATATTGCTGTTCCGGCAGAATATGTGGAAGTTAACGGGATAATGGCGAAAGTGTAGGTAATGTATATGAATAGTAAACAAGCAGCAAAGATTTTAAAAGAAGAAAAGGCGTGGGAAAGCAGTGAGAGGAAGAGAGAAGCATTTGCTCTTGGGATAGACGCGCTTGAGTCAGTGGAAGCGTTGAAAAATAAATTTATAGATGGAATGGATGTCCACTATGAAGGCGATGATGCGGACGATGAAATTGAGTGTCCGTTCTGTGGCTGCGGAGTTGCAAGAAATGATGATTATAGTGAAACCAAACCGAAGCACTGCCCGGAATGTGGAACAAAATTAATATATTAATTCAAGTTTTGTGAAATGGATATGTAAATTACAGAAAGGAGACGGAACTCCGGCCGGGCAAAGATATATCGGCTCCTTTAGAGAAATGAACATTAACAATTATGAATGTGATGGGCAGATGTCCATAGAAGATTTTCTTGTAAGCAACAATCAGGAAGTAAAACGTCTACTGCATTCAGGAGAGGTTGTATTCGAAGCAATCAAAGGTGATGTTGAAAGACATGTAGTAACCGATGAACATTGGTACATAGAACATCTGAAAACATACGGAAATCGTACAAGGGTTCATGGAGCGTATGGTGTGGTGCTGGATTCTAATATTGGCAATAGAGTATTCTTTGAAAAAGAGAAAGCAGAGAAAATTGCAGAAATATATTTGCAGAACCATGATGTGATACGGGCATCAGAAATCAATCCGATAGAAACGGTTGCGTATAGTTATAAAACAATAACAACTGGGAAAAAGATGATAGCATTTTATAGTGTCCTGGATAACGGGATGGTTTATGTAAAAGGATTTACGACTTTCGAGCATTTGATGTTAAAAGAGCATGCGAAGAAAGAAATTAAGAAATTTATAGAACAGCAGGAATTTAAGTATAGCAATCCCAAAAAGATTGAGTATATACCAAAATTCAAGAATATGTACCGGATAAAAATGAAATATGACTGGGATTATGCAGAAGTCAGGCATAGTTATGCGGTAGGATAATGATACGCGAAAACAATTGAGAATTGCACAGGAGGTGAATTATGGGATGTAGAAATATCTGCCCGTTTGGGCAGGATAAATGTTGCTTAGAGTGCCCCGATCAGGAGGAGTGCCAGATACAATGCGATGATCTGGACGCCTATGAGTTTGTAGAGAATTGTCCGGATTATGTAAAGGAGAATGAAGATGACGTCTGAAGACTTCATAAGAGAGCTTAAAGAAGCCATGTTAAAAATAGAGCTATCAAATAAACGCATTTTGTTTATGCATCCGGAAGATATTGCAATACTTGATCTGGACAAGGTGAGCAGTAGTTTATATCTTGTTGAAGAAAGAAGATTGGAACATTGTAAAGCGATAGCTATTACAGATGAAAAATTAAAAAGAACTGTATGGGATGCAATTAAAAACAATAAAGTGAAGTATCACAGAGGAAGAGGAAAATGAGAAAAGAATCACTGATTCATAAAATCCTGAGGAAACTCGGATTTATCAAAGACATTGAGGACGATAGGAAAATAAAAATGGAGATGTGCAAAAGAGCGATAAAGGCAAATGTATGCCCTGAGGATTGCGACATTTGCGCATGGGATGTGAAAGGCGGAGTTAGTTATGAGAATCATTAGTCAGAGCGGATTACTGGATGTGCCTTATGAATTGATTGCAATTTCCCCGTATTCAGGGAATATGGCAACAATCATTGGAACGTTTCCGGGGAATGACCTCGGCAAAGGAGATAGAATTTATATTTTAGGCGAATATTCCACCGAAGAAAAAGCGATTAAGGCTATGGAGATGTGCAGAGAAAAGTATCTTTCAAGAATGGAGCTTGATGGTGGCTATGACACTGTAAATGGTTGCTACGTGCAACCTAATTACTGGGTATTGCCTAAGGTATTCCGGTTTCCGAAAGATGAGGAGGTGCAAATATGATTATTTTATTATTTTTCGTTTTTTTAGGTTTGACGGTTTTGGCTATGTTAGCAGATGGAGAAGAATTAGCATTCATTCCGCTTCTTGGAGCATTTGTGTGTTTGATTGCAGCTATTGTTTTATGTGTAGGTGTAAAAGATGGGGCGGTTATAGATGAAAAGATAGCAATGTACCAAAAAGAAAATACTAAAATAGAAAACCAAATGGACGTACTTGTATCGCAGTATATGAAATTTGAGACGGATACATACGGAGAATTGAAAAATGAAAGTTCTATCACACTCGTATCGCTGTATCCTGATCTAAAATCAGACGAGTTGGTAAAGAAGCAAATTGAGGTATACGAATCAAATAATAAAGAAATAAGGGAAATGAAAGAAAAGAAGATAGATTTAAAAGTGTTGAAATGGTGGTTATATTTCGGAAAGTAGGTATGGCAAATGAGATATACAGAATATCATGCTGGAAAAGCAGTGATCAAGGACAGGAGCTTGCTGTCAGAAGCTATGGAGAAGTTGGCAAAATATGAAGATGCTGAGGAAAAGGACAGGCTTGGTCAGTGGATTCTATGCAGTAAGCGGTTGCCGGAGGATAACACGGATGTAATTGTATGCTTTTACAGCGGAACAGTAACAGAGATGAGATATTGGGGAAATGGAATCTTTCAAGGAATCTATGAACATACGACAAAAGTAATTGTTGCCTAGATGCCATTGCCGGAACCGTATAAGGAGGAGTGAAAATAGATGCTAAAACCAAAAGTAAAAGCCAGAGAATTTGAGAGGTTCGGATTCAAAAGATGTAAAGGGATTCCAAAAGAATCAGAGTGCTATTATCTATGCATTGCAAGAGGATGTAAGATGCTGTTTGTCAGTGATTCATATTTTGGTGTAAATGATTGGGATAAAGATGATCCAAGAATACATAAGGATGCGAACTGCCGATATAAGGACAATAGAACAGCATTGGATATAATCTATGAACTGATTAAGGCAGATATGTTAGAAAGCAGGTTGTCATAAATGAATAATACAGAGCTTATAGAGCGTTTGGTGGAACTGGAACGCTCAATGGTTGAAAAAAGAGATGCTGATATAGAAGCATTTAAAGAAAAGCAGAAGCAGGAGCTTACAGGCTATGAGACTAAGAAAATATGGGAATCAAACGGATATAGTCAGGCATTAGTAGATGTCACAGATATTTTGAGAGGAGAATCACAAAACGACGAAGGAGTTGAGGACGATGAGACTAATTGATGCGGATTTGTTAATGAGAAAATGCGAGAAATGGTTAAAACCGAAAGCACCAGACGAAGATGAAATGGTTTCGGTGGCAGATATTGCGGTATCCACGCTTATGGAAATAGAAGAACAGCCGACAGCGTTTGATGTGGAGAAAGTTGTTAAGCTACTTGAAGAAGAATTAAAATTAGCAGACGATGAAAAAGCCAGATGTATAAAAGAGAATCCAATACAATTTGATTCTGCAAAGGGTTATGCACATGGTATTGCAGTAGCAATTGAAATTGTTAAGCGAGGTGGAAGAGATGAGCGACAGTAAATGCCAGCGCCTCGATGCCATATCAGACCGTGACCAGATGGCTGAGCGTGAACCTTGTGAGCACGCGAAGAGATTTATGAAACGGCCAGCGTATTATGGAGTGCTGGGATATCTGAGGCACAAGAATATTAATACAGGGGAGGAGATAGGACGTGGAGCAGGAAGTGAAAACAGAGAACGAACAGAAGAAGGAATACCTCCGGAGCTATAAGGATCATGTGAGAAGGGTCAACCGGATCTCGGAAGAAATCAAGGAGCTACGTGAAATGATGATGTCCACGAAGGCGATTAATTATGACGGCATGCCTCATGGATCTGGAGGGCAGGGAGATCTGTCCGGAGAGGTGGCACGTATCCAGGGATTGATTGATGAACTCAAGAGAGAACGTGGACTGAGGATTATGACGTATCAGGACATTGCAAGGAGAATCAAGAAGCTTAAATCAAGGAATGAGGATGATGTATTGTTCTACCGGTATATCAAGGGTATGGAGTGGTATGAGATTGCAGAACAGATGCACTATTCTGAAAGATGGGTGTTGAAGCTTCATGGAAAAGCATTGGCGCATTTGGAGCTTCCGGAAAAAGAGTTCATAGAAGTTCAGTAGTACATGTGATATTATGATATCGTCGAAAGACGAACGGAAAGACAGAATTACTACGTTTTTCATTTTTGATTTCTCCTCAAGAAGACACGATTAAGGCACTTGGCACCATCAGGTGTCTTTTTCGTTGCAGAACTTGAAAGAATGAAGTATCATTAAGTTAGATTTTCGTTTTTTGAGAGGGGGAAAGCAATATGGATTTTGAAAGTATGAATTATGTCGTAAAAGTCACAAGGGAATTGGGAGTGGGAATACCTCGCATTATACTAGATACATCAGGTGAGCATAAGGATTCAGAATACTGTCCACAAACTGATGAACTTATCTACACGAAACTTGGAGCTGATGGTTATTTTCAGCTCGCACATGAACTCAGGCATAAATGGCAATGGGTAAATCACCAAGAAGAATATTTTGCTAATTATCAAGAGCTGGATACGATTGATTTGAATGCATACGGAAAACAAATTGCTGAAGTAGATGCAAATGCTTTTGCAGCGATTATGGCGATGAAATATTTGGATTCTATACTGAGTTTTCCAAAGCGTTCGAGAAAAGAAAAAAGAAAGATATACGACAGAGCTAAAATATTATCAAAAGAATATGGTGTAAATAGAGAGGATTGGAAAACCATATATAAAAGCATGGGAATATAGCGCAAAGGATATGATGGCACCCTTCGGGGTGCTTTTCTGATGCAAAAATAAACCAGAATTGAAGGTGGTGAAGTGGCGAATGAACAAAACTTAATCCCATATGGGAAAGGCAATCGAAGTGAGAGCGAAGAAAGAGAAATGCGCTCAAGGGGTGGAAAAAGAAGTGGTGAGACCAGGCGCAGAAAAGCAGCTCTCAGGGATACGATGAACAGACTCTTGACGATGCAGGTGGAAGTTGATGGCTTATCAGATATATTACGGTCAGATGGTGGTGAAAGCACCTACGAGGAAGTTATAGCAATGGCTATGATACAACAGGCGTCACTGGGAGATGTAAAAGCTTATCAAGCTATCATGAAGACCGTTGGACAGACGGATAAATCCGAGGCTGATCTGGAAGAACAGAGGTCAAAAGTAGAGTTAAATAAAGCAAGAAAAGAAGACATCACGGGTGAGAACGAGAACGATGAGGCGCTTGACCGTCTGGATCAGATATTGAAAGAGGTGCGGGACAATGCAGTTAAGCAAGAAACAGAATGAGTATATTGTGAACGCAACTCATAGATGGAATATCAAGTCTGGGGCAGTTCGTTCCGGAAAGTCTTATGTGGATACCGCTTTTGTAGTTCCATTCCGAATCAGGGAGAGAACGGGTAAGCCGGGACTCAATGTTGTTTTGGGAGTATCCAAGAGTTCCATTGAGCGAAATGTGCTGCAACCGATGCGGGAAATATATACAGATAAGCTGATTGGACAAATCAACAGTCAGAATGTTGCGCGAATTTGTGGCGAGGAAGTGTATTGCCTGGGCGCTGAAAAGGTCAGTCAGGTAGCGAAGATTCAGGGAGCCAGCATTAAGTATTGTTATGGTGATGAGGTTGCTAAATGGAACAAGGAAGTGTTCCAGATGCTGAAATCACGACTTGATAAGCCGTATTCGTGCTTTGATGGATCCTGCAACCCAGAACATCCGACGCACTGGCTGAAAGAGTTCTTGGACAATGATGAGCTAGATATCTACCTGCAGAGGTATACAATTTTTGACAATCCATTTCTTCCAGTAGAGTTTGTGGAACAGCTCTGCAAGGAATATGAGGGTACGATTTATTATGATCGCCTGATCCTTGGACTCTGGAAGAGAGCGGAAGGAGCGATTTATAAACGATTTGCAGACGATCCGGAAAAGTTCCGGTGTGAAGTACTGGAAGAGCCGGCGAACAATTCAGAGTATAAGCAATTTAAAAAATCAGATATTGTATCGATAGAGATCGGACTCGACTTCGGAGGGAACCAGTCCGGTCATGCTTTTGTGGCAAGAGGGTACACGGACGATTACAGAGACGCAATTGGAATCATGTCCAAGCGAGTCATGGCGAAAGATGCGGATGAGGATATTGATAGTAATATGCTGGATCAGTTGTTCTGTGATTTCGTTCAAGAAGTCATTGACCGATATGGTGTAATCGTCAAGCATGGAGATTATGTAGAATATTGTAATGTCGAGTCTGTGTATTATGACAACGCGGAGACAGTACTTGGTAATTCTATTCGGAATGAAGTAGAAAAGAAGTTCCCTTGGATTGTTGTTCGTAAGGCGAAGAAAGCATCTATTATTGACCGGATACGTTGCACAGTCCGATTGATGGGAGCTGGTAGATTCTGGATCACAGAGGATTGCAAATCCCTGCAGACAGCACTTTCGGATGCAGTGTGGAACAAAGACGTGAAAGATAAAGATGAACGTCTAGATGATGGCAGCACCGATATTGATAGTCTGGACGCATTTGAATATACGATCGAGCGAGATATGCGCGACCTGATAGAAGAGGTGTGAGATGTTTGATGGATTAAAAAGACTATGGGGAAGGATAGTGAATATGTTTAATTACACGACATTAAAAAGTATAGTTGGCAAAGACGTGGCACTGTCACAGACCATGATCGATGCCATCAACAAATGGAAGAATATGCTGGCCGGTAAGGCGGACTGGTGTGATGATACCGTAGAGTCCTTGAAGCTGGAGGAAGGCATCTGCCGTGAGTTTGCAGATTCGGTACTGGTGGAGATGGAAGCCAAGATACTGAACAACGACAGCATGGACAAGGTTCTGCAGAAGAGTCTGTCTGACATAAATGAGAAACTGCAAACAGGTCTCGCGCTTGGAGCAATGGTTCTTAGACCGTTGGGACCAGACAAGGCAGAGTATGTTGCTGCTGATAAATTTATCCCGATCAGTTTTGATGATTCTGGTTCTCCGAATGACATTGCATTCCTGGTTGTGAAATGTATTGGGGAGAATAGTTATTTCACCAGGGTGGAAAGACATTATTTCACGAACGGAAATTTGACCATCGAAAACAAATGCTATCACTCAGAGAGCTTAAATGATATCGGGCAGAGCTGCAGTCTGGATGCGGTACCAGAGTGGGCAAACATTCTACCTGGTCCGATCATCTATCGAGGTATGACGGAAATGGATTTCGGGTATTACCGGAATCCAGTCGATAACAAGGTGGACGGTTCTTCGTGCGGCGTATCGGTGTATGAATCAGCGGAAACATTGATCAGAAAAGCAGATATACAGGGCGCGCGTTTGGATTGGGAGTATGATTCCGGAGAGCGTGCAATTCATGTAGATGAGAGAGCACTCAAGAGTAAAGGCGGGAAGACTTATCTTCCAAGATTAAAAAAGCGTCTGTACAAGGGACTGAATCTCGAAGATGGCAAGGATAAAGAACTGTATAAAGAGTATTCGCCAGCAATGCGGGATGAAGCGTTCCGCAGAGGCTTGGAGGAATACAAGCGGGAGATTGAGTTTAATGTTGGACTTGCCTATGGAGATCTGTCAGATGCGCAGGAAGTGGATAAGACAGCTACAGAGGTGCTTGTTTCCAAGACAAGGAAATACAACCGAGTCACGGCGATTCAGAGCAAACTGGAAGAGTGCCTGAATGGATTCGTGAATGCGTTGGCGTTCTACAACGGCTCTTATATGTCTGGGGTAGAATTCACCTGTGAGTTTAATGACTCTATTTTGGCTGATGAAGAATCAGAAAGACAGCAGGACAGGCAAGACGTCAGTATGGGTGTCATGAGCCTGCTTGAGTACCGAATGAAGTGGTACAACGAGGACGAAGAAACTGCAAAATCTAAGATTCCGGAGCAAAATCAGGTGATGGAGTAATATGAGAGATAATTACAAGAATAAGCTTGCAAGTAAGATCGCTGCGAGGTATCAGGATTTGGAAGAGCGTATCATGCAGGATATCGTCCGGGGGATTGTGAAAGCTGGTGAGATAACCAGTACTGCAGATTGGCAGATTAACCGGTTACGGATTTTAGGATATTCTTCGGAGGATATTGAACAGGAGATAAAGAAGACGCTCAATGCTTCTTATCCAGAGATGTTCGAACTATATGACAAGGTGATCAATTGGGAATATGTTCGGAATAAAGATATATATGAGCAGATTAACGCCGAGTACATACCATTCGAAGAGAATGGACAGCTCAAGCAGATTACAGAAGCAATCATTGATCAGAGTTTTGATGATTTGGAGAATGTGACTAATTCGCTCGGCTTCTACCTGGACTACGGCAATGGTAAGAAGGTATTGACGCCACTTTCTCAAGTGTATACTAAATACCTTGATGCAGCGTGTTATGATATCGTGACCGGAGCATTTGATTATAACAGTGTGTTGCGTAGAGTTGTGACACAACTTACCAACAGCGGACTTCGGCAGATTGATTATTCTTCCGGGAGAGCTAACCGGGTTGATGTGGCTGCAAGGAGAGCGGTCATGACTGCAGTCAGTCAGATTGCCGGAAAGATATCTGAGTACAACGCACAGAAGCTTGGCACCGAGTATTTTGAGGTTGAGTGGCACGCCGGAGCACGTCCGACTCATGCAGTATGGCAGGGGCGTGTCTGGTCGAAAGAGCAGTTGTATTCAGTCTGTGGGCTAGGTACCGTGACCGGACTTCTGGGAGTTAACTGCTACCATACTTATCATTTGTTCTTTCCAGGATTATCCGAACGTAACTGGACGGATGATTGGTTGGAAGAGCAGAACCGAAAAGAAAATGAACCAAGAGAGTTCCTAGGTAAAGAATATACTTTGTATGAAGCCAAGCAGAGACAGCGTCAGATGGAGACAGCCATGAGGGCACAGCGTGAAAAAGTCAAATTATTGCAGGCTGGTGGTGCTGATCAGGACGAAGTCATTCTGCACAAAGCGAAATATCAAGGGCAGCTTAACGAGTATTCCCGGTTCTGCAGGAAGATGAGTCTCACGGAAGAGCGTGAGCGTATCTATTATGACATGCGCGGAATGGTTGCGACGAACAATAAGACGCAGAACGCCATGTTTCATCCGGAAATGATTAAAAATGCAACCAAAGACATAGCTCAGTACAAGAGATACAAAGAAGTTCTTGGAGATTCTGTTGGTTCACTTGCTAAGTTCGGGCGGGTGAAATATAATGATAGTGAACAGTGGGAAAAGCTTCAAAATAGATTTTCCACATATCTTGAGATTGACAAGAAAGATTGGACCGAAGAATTCAAGAACGCGTCCAAACAGGCATATGATAGATTCACAAAAGAGAATATTACAATGTCCGTACACGCACTTAGTCGGCTCCCTCGATTAAATAAGCCTGGATTGCCGGAAGTGTCAGAAGAAATGCTGATAAAAATAATTAGAGGTGAGCCTAATTATGCAGAGGGAGAAGATAGGCAAATCTATTTTATTCAAGAATTACAGTTGTTAATTGTGAGAAATAAAGGAACTGGAGATATTGTATCTGTTGTGAGAAGAAACAATCCGAAGGAGGTATGGAAAAATGTTTGAGAAAATAATGAATTATATTAAAGATTTTTTGGAAAATACTCCAGAGGATATCTATGATTTTTCTTGTGAACTGGAAGGAATGTTAATTATTCATTATGACGAAATGTATAAGGAACAGCCAAGGGCTACAAGAATATTGAATGAAGAAGCGCCTGATATTTGCGCATCCGGAGAACCGGGAATGAAACCAGAAGAGATTGAAAAATTTAAACGTGAGTTGGAAATTGAATACAACAAAGCGTTAAAAGCAGTTGTGTAGTTACCACCAGTTGATAAGACCGGTGGTATTTTTATACTCATTTTTAAGGCGAGGAGGTGAGAAAGGTGAAAAAATTATTTATTAGTCAGCCTATGAGAGGTAAGTCAGATGAAGAAATTCTGGCAGAACGCAAGAAAGCAATTGAGCTTGCGCAAGAAATGATCGGTGAACCGGTAGAAGTGATTGATTCCTTCTTCCAGGAAGCACCCGCAGATGCAAAACCACTGTGGTTCCTTGGAAAATCCCTGGAACTTCTGTCAGGAGCAGATGTGGCGTATTTTGCGCAAGGGTGGGAAGATGCAAGAGGTTGTGTGATTGAGCATGACAGCGCATTAGCTTATGGAATCAAGAGTATTGTTGCCTAGGAAGGCGGTGATCCAGATATCTCCCTTTGAGACGCATGGTTATGCGTCTTATTTTTATGCCCTGCCACATGGCTATAAAACTGGACAACTACCCGGCCGGAGGTTCAGATGGCTATCCCCATACCGCTGAAAGAGCGGTTAATAAATAATTTTAGGAGGAATGTAACTATGAAAAATATTTATGAGATTTTAAAGGAGTATGGATTGGAAGTCCCGGAAGATAAGAAAGCAGATTTTGACAAGGCTTGGAAAGATAATTACCGAACCATAAGTGACTATGACAAGGTAGTTTCCCAGAGAGACAACTACAAAACATCTTTAGACGATGTGAGCGCTCAATTGGAAGAATTCAAAGATGTCGATGTAAAAGACCTGCAGGGACAGATTACAAAGCTTCAGGGCGACCTGAAAGCGAAAGATGATGAATATGCAGCTAAGGAAGCAGACCGTATGTTTATGGATTCCGTCAAGGAGGCGGTTAAGACTGCAGGTGGAAGAAATGAAAAGGCTGTTATCGCAATGCTGGATATCGACGCTCTTAAAAAATCTAAAAATCAGTCCGATGATATCAAGACTGCACTGGAAAATGTGAAGAAGTCTGACGGGTATCTGTTTGGAGTGGATGAACCAATTAATAATCCAGTAGGTGGTACTGGCGGTAATGGTGGTGCTGACATCGGTGGAGATGATGTAGCAGCGCTTCGAGCCGCTATGGGACTGCCGGAAAAGAAATAGGAAAGAGGTAGAGAAGAATGGCAAACACAATTGCTTTAAGAAAACAGTATTCCACACTTTTGGATGAGGTGTATAAATTATCATCCTTGACATCTGTCCTTGACGGACCAAACGAACTGGTCAGAGAGGGCGCAAACGCGAATGAGATTCTGATTCCAAAGATGGATATGGATGGCTTGGCAGATTATGCCAAAGGGACAGGCTATGAAGCGGGAGATGTAACTTTGGATTACGAGACAAAAAAATGCGCTTACGACAGAGGCCGTATGTTTACTGTGGATGCAATGGATAACATTGAGTCTGCAGGTATTGCATTTGGACGTCTTGCAGGAGAATTTTTGAGAACCAAGGTTGTTCCGGAAATTGATGCGTATAGACTTTCAGCTTATGCTCAGATTCCCGAAGTAACTACAGTACAGAGTGATCTTGCAGATGGAAAAGCAGCACTTGCAGCAATTCGTGCGGCGAGAGGCGAGATCGAAAATTCAGAGGCGAACCTTGCAACATGCTATCTGTTCATTAACCCTACTCTCGCAGGAATGATTGATGATCTGGACACAACCGCTTCTAAGAAAGCGATGGAAGGTTTTGCAGGTATCGTGAAAGTGCCACAGGGAAGATTTTATAATAAAATTACTCTGACTGCAAAACAGAAGGGCGGATTTACCAAAGCATCAGGAGCATTAAACATGAACTTCTTGATCGTGGATAAGAATTCCGCAATCCAGTTTCAGAAGCACACTGTATCCAAGATTATTTCTCCGGATCAGAATCAGGCTGCGGATGCATGGAAATTTGGCTATCGTACGGTCGGTATTGCTGAGTGCAAAGACAATAAGAAGGCTGGTATTTACGTACACACAGTTAAGACTGCCGTATAAGGAGTGATTGCATGAATGTATCATATGAGTATTACAAGGATTCTTTTGGCGGTTCTTTGATTCAAGAGAGCCGCTGGAATTCCTTGGAAATCAAAATGAGTGCTAGATTGAATAGATATACGTTTGATCGAATGACAGAGGGAGCCTGGTCTGCAAAAGCGAAGGCCGCGCTCTGTGAGATGTGCGATTGTGCATATAAGTATGATCAGCGTGACGGGAAAACGTCAGAGAATAATGATGGTTATTCCGTATCGTATGATACAGGCAAGTCATTAGACTCAATGCTGTATGAAATTGCAGAGGTATATCTGGTCAACACAGGACTTATGAGTTGGGTGGTGGACGATGATGACGACCAATGCGACGATTACAATCTATAACCGGAAAACCGGCAGTAAAACCACCTTTGACACCTGGAATCGAACGGTAATCCGGGGCGTGCATGTGTATGTGGACCATAAAGTATCTGCAGGTGATTCCGGACTGAACAGCGCAGAAGTGTACAAGATTCGTATTCCTACAGATGTGGAGAATGCAGATCAGTATCTTCCACCAGAGGAATATGTGAAGAAAGATAATCCGGGAGATTGCTGGACGATTCAGCTTGATGATCATATTGTTCTGGGAGAATGTGACAAGGAGATTGAAAAGCCAGCAGATCTCACCGATGTACGATTGAGACACTGTAAAGTGTTGTCCTGGTCAGACAACCGCTTCGGAGGGCTCCCGCATTGGAGAATAGGAGGCGCTTAAGATGGCATCAAAGAAAAATTTCAGCATTACGACTCCAAGAGGAAGCGTATTCACAGAGATAACGGCGAACGGTTCTGTCCAAGCGAGGCTTGAATGGAATCCGTCATTTGCCCGGACAAAAGCAGAGAATTTTTCGAAAGCTCAAGAGTTTGTCGATTCCGAATGCCTGAGATACATGAATCCATTAACACCGAGAAGAACATGTATGATGATTAAGTCAGCAACACTTGGAACTGTGATAGGTTCTGGATCCATTGAGTACTTGACACCTTACGCCCGCCGGCAGTATTACGAGCATAAGTCTAAAGCGAGATGGTTCGAAAAGATGAAGGCAAGCAACAAGGAGGCTATTCTGAAAGGAGCAGAGCAGATTGCAGGACGGTAAGAAACCGATTATCCAGAGTATCCGGGATTATGTTATGACGTACCCGGATATTGATGACCGGAAAATTAATATTGATTATCTTGGCAATGGAATGGAATATTCTATAGACCCAATTGGGGCAGATCCTATTTATAAAAGATATGTAGATGGGAGCTGCCTGAAACAATTCCAGTTCGCATTCACTTCGAAAGAAGCTTATGATGGTGACGCCAGAACAGGCATTGCCAACAGTGGTTTTTATCAGGATTTTGCGGAATGGACAGAACAGAACAATTTAGACGATATCCTCCCGGAGCTGGACGGTCACGATGCTATACGGGTAGACGTGTTGCAGTCCGGCTATTTATTTAGCACAGAGGAAGATCTGGGGCGGTATCAGATGATTTGCAGATTGATTTATAAGTAGGAGGTACAAAATGTCAGGAGCAGATACAAAAAAGAAATTAGTCGGAAGACACAAGAGAGTGGCATTTATGGACGTTGCCGGTGATGGAAAGACATATACCAGAATGACAGGATTCACGTCCATGTCTGAGAGCAAGAACGCTTCCGAGTACAGCCGCCATTATGTGGACGAAGAAAGTGAGAGAACAGATGTTGTGGGATATGCCCCATCAAACGATTATGAATTTGACCGCTATACCAATGATCCGGTACAGCAGAAAATCGCAGAGGTCACAGATGATGAGCTTCTCGGCTCTGATGCACAGGTAAGCATCGTTGTGGTAGATCTTTTTGATATTAAGGCAGATACACCGAATACATGTGTTGCTAGACAGCGTGATTGGAGCGTTGTTCCAGACAATTCAGGAGATGGAACTGATGCATTGATCTACAAAGGTAGCCTGAAAGCCAATGGTGAGAAAATCAAGGGTACCGCCACAACAACAGACAACTGGCAGACATGTACGTTTGCAGCAGATTAAGAGACAAAGGAGTGAGCCGATGAGCCTTTTTAAATACGGAAATCTCGAAGTTGAGATTGATTTTACAGATGTTGATTTTTTAGAAAATCTGGACGAAGCAAAGAAATTAATGGTTGATGAAGCAGCACAAGTACCGAAAACCGGAAAGACAGCGGATATTATTCGCGCGCAGTGTCAGTGTTATTTTAACTTTTTCGACCGGGTGATCGGAGAGGGAGCACACGAGGAGATGTTCCAGGGTAGAACCAGCCTTAAATCATGTCTCGATGCCACAGATGCACTTCTTAAGTTCGAAAATGATGAGGCGCTTAAACTGAATGAGAAATATAGTGATTATATGGTTCAGCAGCATGGAAACCGCCAGCGGAAAAGAAATTATAATAAGCAACAGGGAAAGAAAACGAATCAGAATTTTAATGCAGTTCGTAACAGGTAGCATGCTATGAATATTTTGATTGATAAATTTCCGGAAGCGGTAAAGGTAAATGGAAAAGTTTATCCGGTGGAGACGGACTTCCGGGAATGGATCCGTTTTACAAAGTTGGTGGAAGATGAGGACGTGCCCTGGCAGATTAAGTGCCATCTGCTTATGCAATGGTATATAAAGGATATCCCGGATGACTTAGAGGGTGCGATAAACGCGCTGGGTGATTTCCTTGCGATGAAGCAGGAAGATGATGAGCAAGAGAGTGACGCACCTGCAAAGCCTCCGAAACAGGTCTATTCTTTTGATGAGGATATGGTTTGGATCTACAGTGCATTCCGGGAAGTGTATGGAATTAACCTGCAGACGGTTCCGTATATGCATTGGTGGGAGTTCCAGACGTTATTTATCGGACTTCCGGATAGTACAGAGATTAAGCAGCGCATCATGTACCGGAACACAGACCTTAATACAATTCCGGACAAGAATGAGAGAAAGCGGATTAAGAAAATCCAAGATGCAGTTGCGCTGAAAAAGAAGCGCAGAAAAATGACAGATTATGAGATTGGAGATATGTTTGCGTGATGAAAAATGTGATCAGAATCCCGACAGAGCGCAAATGGTATAAATGTCCGTATTGTGGCAAGAAATTGCTGATATACGAAGATACAGCCAAGTGTGACGGTGTATATCTGAATTGTCGGGAGTGTAAAATAGAGATAAAGATTAAGATTTAAGCACATGTGAGCCGTTGAGCCGTGCTATCAGAAAGGATGATAGTATGGCAGACGGTTATTTGAATTTTGATACCAAGATAAATGAAAAAGGTTTTAATGAGGGCGTTAGTAAGATCAGCAAGATTGCCACCACAGGTTTAGGTGTAGCGGTTGGCAATGCGATGACCAAGGTAACTGGAAAAGTCGGTGGGATTGGTACCGCGGCCATTAAAGTCGGAATGACATTTGAAGCAGAAATGTCGAAAGTGTCTGCCATATCTGGAGCGACGGGTGATGAGTTGTCATCTCTGACAGATAAGGCAAAAGAGATGGGAGCCAAGACTAAGTTCTCAGCCACAGAATCAGCGCAGGCTATGGAATACATGGCTATGGCAGGCTGGAAAACCGCGGACATGCTCAATGGTATTGAGGGTATCATGAACTTGGCGGCTGCTTCCGGAGAGAATCTTGCGACAACTTCTGATATCGTAACTGATGCGTTAACGGCATTTGGATTGTCGGCGCAGGATTCTACGCATTTTGCCGATGTTCTGGCGGCAGCATCATCTAATGCAAATACGAATGTTTCCATGATGGGAGAGACATTCAAGTATGTTGCACCTGTGGCTGGAGCGTTAGGATTCAGTGTTGAAGATTGTGGCGTGGCCATTGGATTGATGGCGAATTCCGGAATCAAGGCAGGACAGGCAGGTACTTCTCTGAGACAGATGTTGAGTAGACTGACGAAGCCTACAAAAGAAGTACAGACCGCAATGAATACGTTAGGCCTGTCGTTAACGGATTCAGTAGGAAATGTGAAATCCCTGGATACCGTTATGTCAGATCTTCGTAGTGGATTCAGTGGTCTGTCAAAGGCAGAACAGACACAGATAGCAACGTCTCTTGCGGGACAGGAGGCAATGTCTGGACTCCTTGCTATTGTCAATGCATCAGATGAAGACTTCAACAAGTTAAAGGATTCCATCTACAATGCAGATGGCGCTGCAGCTGAAATGGCTACAACAATGCAGGATAACCTTGCTGGCCAGATTACAATTTTAAAATCTGGGCTGGAAGGACTCGGAATTTCAATCTATGAATCTGTTGAGGTCCCATTAAAAAATCTTGCTTCTGTTGGCGTTAAGGCTATATCTGACTTAAATGAAGCATATGCATCAGGAGGCTTTGCTGGATTCATCAATGAAATTGGAAATAAAGTTCCGATGCTTAAAAGCTTTACAGATGCAATTGCCGGTTTTGTCGAAAAAACAAAAGGAATGTCCACAGATGAGCTAATGAATCTTGGTAAATCGACCGGGGTATTGGTCGGTGCAGTCCCAGCATTTTCGCTGATTGGCAAGAGTGCCGGAACATTTTCTGATATTCTTGGTGGACTTGGAGATGTCACAGGAGGAGCGATTACTGCAATCGGTAAGTTTCCGGACGGATTAAAAAATGCCAAGATAGCAATTACTGGATTTGGTGGAAGTCTAAAGAATTTAGGCAGTTCAATTGTTGGTCCATTTCAAGTATTAACGCCGAAGCTTAACAGTGTTATCGGAAAGACGTTCTCTTTTTTGCCAACTAAGATTTCCGGATACGTTGGGAAGATTGGTCCTGCAGTAGCCGGAAAATTTCCTAAAATTACATCCGCATTTCAAGATTTTGGTGGGTACATCGGAGCCTGGGGAGGACAGATAGGAACGGCATTCCAGGGAGTCCTTGGAAAAGTAGCCGGATTCATGCCCGCATTTGCAAATCTTATGGGATTTGGGGCTGTACTCGGAGTTGTAGCCGTGGGGCTTGGCTTATTATACAGCCAGTTCGGTACACAGATAGACCAGATCCTGCTTATGATGCAGACTAAGGGACCGGAGGTTATCACCAATTTCTGTAATGGAATTGTAGCAGCGTTGCCAAATCTAATCGCACAGGGTGCATCCATGCTAAATAGCCTTATGCTTGCAATTACGGCAAACTTGCCAGCAATCATTCAGGGCGGTATTGCAATTGTGTCCACCTTGATTACCGGAATTGCACAACAATTACCAACATTGATTCCGACAGCACTTATGATGATCGTGACGCTGGTTGGTTCGTTGCTGTCTAACGTCGGTCAGTTGGTAGATGCAGGTATTAATCTATTGGTGGGACTGGCTCAGGGAGTGGTGAATGCACTTCCACAGCTAATTAATAAGGCGCCGACGATTATCGGGCAGTTAGCAACAGCAATTATTTCTAATCTGCCGAAGATTTTGCTTGCCGGAATTAAGATCATAACAATTCTAGGAACCGGACTTATCCAGGCAGTGCCACAGCTTATTAGTAAGATTCCATCGATTATCAGCCAAGTAAAGAACGCATTTACAAGTGTTGACTGGGGTGGTGTTGGAAGGAACATTATCAGTGGAATCGCAAACGGCCTCAAGGGTGCCGCAGGAGCAATTGTAGAAGCTGCCAAAGGTGCAGCGGAAAGCGCACTGAATGCGGCCAAGAATTTCCTTGGTATCCATTCCCCGTCACGTGTATTCCGTGATCAGGTTGGAAAGATGATGGCTCTTGGAATGGGAATCGGATTTGAGCGGAATATTCCAGTCAAGTCCATGAGTACCGGAGTTCAGAGGGCAGTAGCTGGATTACAGAAATCCGTAGACATTGCACTGTCTGCAAGAACTTCTGATAAGACTGTAGGAGGTGTGAAGAGTATGCCGGGATTCGATAATAATGATATTGATTATGACAGGCTGGAAAAAATTCAAATGAAAGCAGCGGATAAGCTTGCGAAACGTCCGATATTCCTTGATACGAAACGGATAGACACACCATTACCGGAAGGAGCGGTACCTGTATGGTAAAAGCATATTATAAAAATAGTAAAGGAGAGGTGCTTTGGTTGACCAGGGCGCCTTTTCGTACAATCGATGCAGACTGGTTTGACAGTACGTGGAAAGAGAGCGACAGCGGATATGAGAAAACTGTGACACTGGATGTATTTGGAAAGAGAGAAGAGTTCATACAGAACATGGAGATACTGTATAAAATCATTTCTGTTGATGCTGAAACGGGCAATTACGGACGTTTGTATGTCAATGATACATTTCTTCCGTGTCAGATTTATACAACCAAGAAAACAGGATGGAAAGGGTATGTGTATACCGAAGTAGAGCTTACCTTCCTTGCTCCGGAATTGTCCTGGATCACAATCCTGGATAAAAGATTTTATCCACAGATTAAGCCAGCGCCAGACAGTGGGTTGGATTTTTCAGCAGACATTCCATTTGATTTTACAAATGAGAAACGCGGATCCAGTTCATTTGAAATCAATCATATTATTCCGTCGGATTTTGAGATGATTGTTTACGGTCCATGCATCAATCCGAAGGTGCTTATTAATGGATATCCATATGAAATCTTAACCACGTTAGAAAGTAATGAATATCTGATTCTTAATACCGCAGAACAGACGATTACGAAGTATCTGTCTAATGGCACGACAGATAACCTGTTTAACGTAAGAGGATATGATTATTCAGTTTTTGAAAAGATTCCACCGGGGCTTATAAATGTGAACTGGAGCGGAGACTTTGGAATAGATCTATATGTTTTTCTGAAGCGGAAGGAGGCAGCATGGTAATACTGGCTACCAAAGAGCGGGAGCTCGGGACAGCACCGCTGAAAAAAGCAAATTGTTCCTTTGATGTGAATGGAAATAAGATATTTTCGGTAAAGATTGCCAGGTGTTATTTGACAGACGAAATGACATTCGGGAATATGGTATATATTCCAGATACAGAGTTTGGTGGAATTATTGGAAAGGTTCTTACCAGCACGACATTGGATTATGTAGAACTGAAAGGGTATACGTGGCGGGGAAGATTGGAGCAAAAGATCATATCTCCGCCAGCTGGAAGTGATTACAAGATTGTGTCTGGAGAATTAAATGCAGTGCTTAAGTCGCTTATTGAACCGGAATATGACGGACTTTTTATTGTGTCAAGCAAGGATACGGGAATATCGGTCAATAATTATCAATTCGACAGATACTGTACTCTGCTAGATGGCGTCACAAAGATGCTGAAAAGTAAAGGTTGCAGGCTTGATATCCAACACAGGAGAGAACAAGGCGTTCCAGGATATGTGCTTATCAGAGCAGTTCCAATTGAAGATTATTCTGATCAAATCGAACTGTCCAAGGATTGTGGGTTGAATTACACAATGGAAGACATCCGGGATGGAGTGAATCATTTGATTGTAACCGGCAAGGGAGAATTGAAAGACAGAAATGTTTTCCACTTGTATGTCTGGCCAGATGGAACTATCAAGAAGATGCAATATTATAAAGGGCTGGACGAGATATCTCAAGTGTACGAAAATACATCAACTGAGACAGATCAACTGGAAGAACAATCAGTTAAGAAATTGCAGGAGATTATGAACAAAAAAATATTTAGTATGGATGTTGAGAAACTTGGAATTGATGTGCATATTGGAGATGTAGTAGGCGGCCGTGATTATCTGACCGGTATGTACGGAGCAAAGCCAGTTGAAAATATCATTTGCAGTATTACGGCCGGAGTTGTGTCAAAAGAATATGAATTGGAAGGAGAAAATGATAATGGAAATAGTTAGCGGAAGAATCGGAAAACCTCATGTGACGAGTCAACAGTTTCGCCAACTCATAGAGGGGACCGTGGGACAAGAGAGCTGCATATTGACATCTGGAGAAAATTTAGAACCAGAGCTTGCATCTAATAATTCCTTGAAAATACGTAGCGGAATGTTAGCTCATCATGGAAACATTTCCAGCGTGAAGATTGGAACATATGACGCGGTGAACCTTAGCAATGGCAGCCAGGGAATGAAGCGTATCGACCTTGTTGTGTGCCGATACACCAGAAATGCTGAAACAGAAGTTGAAAGCTGCAATTGGGTTGTGATTATGGGAACACCTGTTTCGTCAAATCCTGTAGCGCCAACGTATACAGTTGGAAATTTACAGGAGGGCGACCTTGTAGATGACTGCCCGATATTCGAGGTGCATTACGATGGAATTAATGTGACAGAAGTCAAGAAATTAGTGTCTGTTGTGTCCAACCTTACTGAATTAAATAGCAAAATAATAACTACTGATACCGGAACGTGCATTAAACACGCAAATGGGATTATGGAACAATATCTAAAAGCCAAAGTTATGACAAAAGTTTTTTCTGCATGGGGAAGTTGTTATTACGCAAGCGTACCGGCAATACCATACATCGAACCATTCAAAACGGTTGTTGATGCTGATGCACGGATAGACGCAGAGGGGCAGGCATGGACTATGGGTATTGACAATGGAACACTTAAGCAATCGCCGAGCGCATATGCAATGCGCCCTAGTTCACCAGGAGGTGCACTATTGGTTACAGTGCGTATACGTGCTATCGGAACATGGAAATAATTGCTTATGTGATTGGATACTAATTATTTCCACGTACCAAATGCATGCCAAGATACCCATATATCTATGTTTTTTGATGTGCTAGAAGAATAAATCCATACTTGGAATAGCTCTGTACCAAGCCCGTTTTCCGGTACGGTCGCCCACGGTGCACATACACCTCTTGCTGTTACAATTGGAGTCACGGCACTCAATGATTTCGCGGGCAAAGCGATATTAAATTTACCATCATAATAATTCCAATTATCTGGAGATGATATATTAATTTTGCCGATATATGTGTCATTCCACATTTCCAGCGTACCATCTCCGTATTTGCGCCAGTATCCATTGGCATTATGGCCAGAGTCCACAATGTTATTGCTATTTTATTAAGCAACGAATTGTTGCATCATATGAATTTCCTACATGCTACCATAAAGCAAAAAGGAGATCGATATGGAGCAACGAATCATGGAAGTGTTAAGGAGAATGCAACCAGTCTTGGAGGACGAGGAACTCCGGGAGCTTAAGAATGTGCTGCACATGGTATTCGCTGGGTGCGACGTCGCACAAAAGACAGAGGTACAATGTGTGGATGATTCCTGGAGGATTGACCTGGAAGATTACTTAATGTCTAAGGCATTGGAGGGCAAGAGTGCTGATACGGTTAATCGGTATCGATATGAGCTGACAAGATTGTTATCTTACATCCATAAGCCGGTAGCAGAGATTACAGACGGGGACATATCAAGTTACATGAGAGCCTACAAGAATATCCGGGAAGTCAAGAATAGCACACTCAAGGGAGTACGTGCAGTGTACAGTAGCTTTTTCGTGTGGCTCAGAGACAGAGATCGGGTAAGGCGAAATCCGATGGTACTGGTGGAATCAATCAAGGTGGAAAAGCGCGTCAAGCGCCCGTTCACAGACACAGAACGTGAGCAATTACTTCGGAGTTGCGCCACTATCAGGGACAAGGCTATGATGGAATTTTTATATTCCACGGCGGTCAGAGTGTCGGAGCTTGCAAGTCTTAATAGAGGCGATATCCGTTGGAGCAGTAAGGATCTTATCGTATATGGAAAAGGCGGAAAAGAAAGGACGGTGTACCTAAATGAACGCACGAACATGTATTTGCAGGAATACCTGCAGAGCAGAACCGATAACAATCCAGCATTATTTGTAGGACTTAAGAGTCCACACAATCGGTTATCGAAGGCTGGAATAGAAGATATGATAAGACGTACCGGAGAACGTGCAGGAGTCGAAAAGGCTCATCCACACAGATTTCGAGGTACGTCCATTACTAATGCCATTAACAGAGGCATGCCGTTACAGGAAGCTTCTATCATGGCAGGACACGCTAAAACTGAGACGACAATGCTGTACTGCAACGTTGATCAGGAATCGGTGAAATATCACCACAAGAAATATTTAAGCGCATAGCTTTTTTACCACAATTCACACTCACTCACACTCGGCAATGGTCGGGTGCTTTTGTTATGTGCTTTTATATAGTAACCCGAAAACAAGATTGAAAGGAGGAGTACTTAATAAAATAGCAAAATAACAATTCTAAACAAGCCAAATGGAAATGGCAGCGCGCTCAGAGTCTTCGATGCGACTGAAAATCTCATATATGGGTGCTGGCAGAATGGATTATACCGGTACGGTGGCTACTACGGCAATGGCGCACCGTCTGACTGGGCTGGTATCATGCTGGTGTCTCCAATCTTTCTTAACGGAGAAGTCAGCGGCTATCTTAAGGTCGCATGGGATATGGGCATGTCGCAGTACATCATGAAAAATAACAAAGATGGCTCCGTATCTCAGGCGTGGACAAAAATGTAATTACACATATATCACCAGTAGATTGAGCGTAGTTGTTCCACCCAATCCAGAATAATAATTACTATTGCACCTAACGTACACTTCTGACCAGTCTGGCAATGCTTGGATAGCAACTTTTCCGTAGACTAAGCCATTGTTAGAATTAGTTGTTGATCCAGGGATAGCAGAGATTATTTTTCCACCGTTTTTTATTATTTGATTTACTTCTGAGGAAAAGTCAACAAGTAAATTCGTATCGGTCGCTACAGTTTTGCTGAAGCATTCCACTTTTTTATTGCTATTTTATTAAGTATTCCTCCTGGAAAGGAGTAACAATTGAAGATTATTTTCAATGACGCAACGGAACTGGTTGTCCAGTCTGCAACAATTCGCGGAGACGGAGGACTACTAATCAAAACGATTTCTGATACAGAAGCGAATTTGAAAAACATGTTCCAGGATCAGACAAAAACCAAGAAGATGACCGTGACAGAACGGGAGTCCACATTGGGGGAGTATGAGAATTACACCAATATGGACGCTATCGTGAAGTATACGGCTGGAATTATCGGTGTGATTCTCTACAAAGTTGGCGAGACACCAGCAGAAAAAATGGAGGCTTTAGCATCAGAGAATGCTGGACTGAAAAAGACTGTTGATATGCTCCAGGAATGCATTCTTGAAATGTCAGAGTTGGTATATCAATAATGGTAACTCTATTAACAAACTTATTCATATTATTACAAAACAATGGAGGTAAAGAAATGATGGCAATGTTATGGGCACAGCAGATTATGTTAGGAAAGAAAACTTATAAGCAGGTACCGAGACTTTTAAAGGATAAGGTAAAAGAGATTCTGGAAGATTCTGGAATGGGTGAACTTGTTACAGAAGCGACAGAGTAGGAGGGCAACGTAGATGGCAGTAAAAACAGTACAATATATAATTGATGGTCAGACATATAATCTGACATTTGATGCATCTACAGGGGAGTATAAAGCAACAGTCCCGGCGCCTAGCAAATCCAGTTACTCACAAGATGGTCATAAATATGGGGGCTCTGTAATAGCTACAGATGATGCCGGAAACTCAACTACAATAAATCAAAGTGATGCTACTTTAGGAGCAAATCTGTTACTTCGCGTCCTTGAAAAAGTCGCACCAACACTTGCTTTCACATACCCGACCGCTGGCGCGTATATTACAAACGCAACTCCAGCTATTAGGTTTAAGGTGACAGATAATGACTCTGGGGTAAATCCAGATACAATCGTTATCAAAGTTGATGGCGCAAAGGTAACAACCTCATTTACAAAAACAGCAGTCACAGGTGGTTACGAGTGTTCCTACACTCCAGGAACAGCATTGGCGGATGGTGCGCATACTATTTCAATCGAAGCATCTGATTTTGATGGAAACGCTGCAACAGCTAAGACAGTCACATTTACAATTGATACAATTCCACCGACACTTACACTTACAGCTCCAGCAGATGGGCTTATCACAAATAAATCCACTCTGGTTGTATCTGGTAAAACAGACGATGTTACATCTAAACCTGTAACAGTTACAGTCAATGGAACGGCGGTTGCAGTTAACTCGGATGGTACATTCTCAAAAGAGATTACGCTTGTCAATGGTTCTAACACAATTACCGTTGTTGCAAAAGACAAAGCCGGAAAGACTACAACTGTAACACGTAAGGTAACACTTGATACCGGTGCACCTGTATTCAAGGGTATTACTCTTACACCGAATCCGATTGACTGCGGTAAGACATTCATTATCTCTGTTAAGGTGACAGACTAAGGAGGTACCGTATGATTACGAAAGTAATCGGTAAGGTCGATGGAAAAGAAGTTGTCTTTGAGCGTGCAGAGGGGGACTTGTGGAATACCACAGTCCCTCTTGATTTAGATGGAATGTATGTGGTTGAAGTCACAGCTTATGACGATGCGGAAAACGTAGCGTTTTGTACAAAGATGCTGTTGATTGTGGATCCAGCTACGCTATGCGCTCAGCTTGTCGCGTTTGATTATTTTGCCGAAGTCGTTCCGGAAGAGTATGATGCCATCATACAAAATGATGATTTTCAAGTAGAAGCAGTGTATCCGTGTCATCATGGAAGGGGGTGTTGCTGTGAATAAGGTAAAATTCATTCTAGGAGAAGATAAGCATGTAAAACTTCTGATCAGAAGTCCCAACGATGAACCATTCACGATATTAAGCGCCCATTACAGTCTACTCAGGTACGGGGAAGCGGAAACGAGCGGAGAGTGCGAGATAGATGGTCATTATCTTGACGTGAAAATCTCGCCACAGAACAAGGCATGCTATGTGTTGGAGATCACATACGTGGTTGGTGATTCGACGAGAAAGGCAAGGATAGAAGTGGGGGTAATCTGATGCTTGAAATTACAAATGTGAAGTTAAGCAAGAACACGGTGAATACTGGAGAAAAATATGTTATTTCCGTGGATATTAATGAGATAATAGATTATCCTTACGACTATCCTTATGACTTTCCTGTATCGTGCACAAGAAAAGCAGAGCCTAAAAAATAGGTGAACGCATGGAAATCAGAGCAAGACCGTAAGGTCTTATTTTTATACATTAAAATAAGGAAAAGTTGCACATGATTAAGTTTTTATCAGAAAATTGGGCATTATTATCGTTCGTGATATCAGCAATTGCATACATATATTATCAGGTGATTGCTATGCGTAAAGGAATACGTGCACTACTTAGGGCGGATTTGATACGCCTCTATAACAAGTATCACGACGATTATGGCTATTGTCCTTTGTATGTTAAGCAGTCACTGGAAGACGAATATAAACAATATCACACATTAAAAGGGAATGGTGTAGGCACGCAAATATATCATGCGCTTATGGAGCTGCCTACAGAGCCACCCCATGAAGGAGAGGATTAATGATGTTTAAAAATTGTGTATTTAAAGTATCGGTAGATACAAAGAAGTGGATCAAAAAAGCTGGAATCAGAGCAGTGAAGACGGTAGCGCAGACATTTATTGCTACGATCGGAACAGCATCCTACTTAGGAGCTGTCGATTGGAAGCTGGTTGTGTCAGCATCCGTATTAGCAGGTGTGCTTTCGGTGGCAACATCTGTAGCAGGATTACCAGAGGTTGAGGGCGAGTAATCGTCCTCTTATTGATAGGAGTGATATTATGGCAGTAAGAATTGGAAGCGCACGTATTAATGAGAAGGGCACCACCACCGGGGGAAAAGCCGGAGATCAGACCGGTGGAGAAGTGTCTATACAGAATTACTATCTGCACAGAAAAGGTTGGTACGTAGCAAGACCGAAAGACCCAACTGTAGCAGAGAAGATTGCACAGGCAATGGAAGCAGCGTGCTACAATAATCACATCGGTTATTGCCAGGCACACAGAGACAGCCTTAGAAAGATTGCGGTTAAGTATAACTATAATCTCAGCAAGGTCAATGTTGATGTGGAGGTAGATTGCTCTGCACTGGTCAGAGTATGCTGCTTATATGCCGGAATACAGGTTGGAGATTTCAACACAGCGTCAGAGCTAGAAACCTTGCGAAAGACAGGAGCGTTCGAAATCCTGAAAGATGATAAGCGTTGCAAGGAAAGTACATATCTGAAACGAGGGGATATTCTTGTTACACGCACAAAGGGACATACAGTTGTAGCCCTGGACAATGGATCTGGAGTGACTTCCGCTTCAAAGAGCACCAGAGCTTATGTCGTCGGACAAGTCTATGCAACACAGGTGGACGACCTGAGCGTCCGAACCGGTCCGGGAACCAATAATCCGGAAAAATCTTATGCGGAGTTATCCAGTAATGCACAGCAACACGCGCACGATAACGGGAGACTCAAGAAAGGCACTCGCGTAACCTGCAAGGACGTCCGCAAGAACGGTAGTGACATCTGGATCAAGATTCCAAGCGGCTGGATTGCTGCATATTATGGTGGAAAGAAGTATGTAGGATAGTGTATAATCTGACATATATAATAGGTAGAAACTTCTTTATACGTCCTTACAAAATGGTCAACCTTTTTGCTACAACGTATAAAGAACCCGCAAACCCTTATTTTACAGTGGTTTGCGGGTATTTTACTGATATAAGAAATAATAGATTTTCAGAGAATCTTGTTCTCGGTTGTAGACAATTTTGTCCACGATCTGTTTTAATGCTTCGTTCTTTTGGGCTGCAGTAAAAGAATCTGAGACTAGGATATCATAGACACCCTGCACTCTTAACAGCATGTTGGCAGCAGGATCCGGCGTATCTTTTGGAGCATTGTCTTCCAGTTCTTTTAATTGTTCTTCCAAGTGTATGCGTTCTTTCTGAAGCAGTGCTTTATTCGCTTTATATTCCTCAAGAGTATCAATTCCCTCACGGTAAGAAGCTTTGATTCGTTCTTCTTTTCCGGAAAGACTTTCCAGACGACTGGTTAATATATTTTTCTCATTAGAGACTTCTATCGGCTGACGTTCTTTTAAGGTGTAAGAAATGTTGCCGGAGCTTAGAGATTCCTTGACGCAGGCAAGGACCTCTTTCTCCAGGACAAGGGAACTGATTCCATGTGGTTTCTCACATTTTCCTTTATGATATCCATAACAAGAGAAGTAGGAGTATTTCTCACCGTTCGCACGTTTCATGGTGGCAGCAGTCAATGTGCGTCCACATGCAGGACATTTCAGTAATCCGGAGAGCCAGTGTTTATATGTAGAAGAGGGACGTTTTCCGGAAGGTCTGTAGGTTGCTTCGAATCGTTTTTGTGCTGCCTCAAATAATTCCTTTGTAATAATTGCCGGCTGTTGTCCTTCTGTGACGATCCATTCATCTTTATCCTTGATTCTGTTCGTACTGTTTTCTGTCCGGTTCCACCGAATCATACCGCAGTAGGAAGGATTCTGAATGATGTACTCAATAGATCTCCGCTCAAATGGTTTGCCCTGTGAGGTCTTAAGCCCAAGATTGTTCAAGCGTCTTGCAATATCAAAAAATCCGATGCCTTCATTCGCATACCAGTTAAATATCATGCGTATAATTTCAGCTTCTTCAGGAACAATCATCGGAGGCTTGCCATGCTCCATGACCTTGTATCCGAGTGGCGGACGTGCCTGGTATGCTCCACGGGTCGCATTTTCTTTCATGCCCCGGAATACCTCACCGGAAAGACGGATAGAGTAGTATTCGTCCATCCACTCAATAATACGCTCAATCAGAGAGCCGAAAGGATTATCTGAAAGAGGTTCGGAGATGCTCACGACTTCTACGTTGTGTTGCTTCTTGAGAAGAGACTTGTAGACAATGGATTCTTCCTGGTTCCTGGCAAATCGTGAGAACTTCCATACCAGGATCAGATCTACCGGGTGATCAGAACCCTTTGCAAGTCCGACCATCTCCTGGAAGCCTGGACGCTTTTCAGCTTTCCGGCCGGAGATTCCAAGGTCAGAGAAAATCTTAAGGATTACAATATTGTTCCTGGTAGCATACTCCCGGAGAAGATTCTCCTGAGAATCCGGAGAGATTTCTTCCTGATCGTGCGTGGATACACGGATATAGCCATAGGCATATCTTAATTCACTCATCATATCACCTTCCTTAGTATATATGTGCAACGTCGCACAAAAATGGGTATAAAAA